GAAAAGCCCGATTGCACATGCCCTACGCAAGTGACTGATATAGCGTTATTTGTTAGTATGTGCAGTTGTGCAGTTGCACATGCCTGCACATACGCACAGGCACGCTTGAAACCCCCATTCCTACAGGTATGTGCAGTTGTGCGTATGTGCATCTCTATAGAGAACTATAGAAAGGTGTGTATTAACATACACCTTTACTTAGAAGAGATAGGTTTCTCTAAGAGAAATATAGTGAGAATTTAGATATGGCAGGAAAGAAAAAATTAACAAAAAAACAGGAAAAATTTATAGATCTCATGGTGTATCAAGATTACAACCAAACGAAGTGTGCTCATCTTGCAGGCTATGAGAATCCGGGAGTTGCTGCGACTAGGTTATTGAGTGAGCCAGGTTATGAACATGTGCAAGAAAAGATCAGAGATTTGAAAGCTATTCAGAGGAAGAAGAATGAGATTACTTTTGAGGGCATAGCGAATAAGTTAGCAGAGATAAGAGATGTGTCCTTAGCAGATGGGAGTTATGGACCTGCAGTCACAGCAGAAATTGCAAGGGCAAAACTTGCAGGACTCATGGTGGATAGGAAAGAGCTAAAGATACACAAGATAGATAACATGAGCAGAGAGCAGTTAGAAAGTAGGTTGCAAGAGTTAGTCTTGCAGAATCAGATCATACTTGGCACGGCGGAGGAGGTTAAAGATGATAAGACTATTGAGGATCAGACTGATCCAGAATAGCCTGTATTCTATCTTTTGCTTCTTCTAATTTGCGTTCACAATATCTTGCGACCTTGATACCTCTCTCAAAGTTTTCTACCGATTGTTCAAGTGATATGTCGTCTTGTTCCAAAAGTTTAACTAGCTTTTGCAACTCCGACAATCCTTTTTCAAACGACATTACTTTTCCTGGAACAAGCCATAGACCATAAGTAATACTATGCCTACGACTGCGAATAAACTCATATCCATTAGTCTTGATCCTTTAAATTTTGTTTATGACAATACTCTGCTTCACAATCTTCACAAAGTATTTCTCCAATATCTGTTAGATATAATTCATTTGTTTTACACCCACATTTCTCACAGTTTTTAATTTCAGATAATAGTTCACTCATTATGCTGTCCTTTGAACTGTATATTTTTTACTGATAGGATCTCTCCAAAAACAGAACTTGCGTTCTTTGAAGTTCTTGGTATAGAAATTCATTCGGTATCTGTAGGCCTCTTTTTTAGTAAGACCTGTTATTGCGTCCCCAATCTCTAAGCTGTTGAGTGCTTGGGTAAATGCGTTCCTGTATTTTTTCCTGTCGCTTACGATAGGAACATCTTTAGTTATTTTATAGTTCATTCTCTCTCCTTTTTTTATCAAATAGTTTTCTTTGTTGTTCATGTTCTTCAACTTGCATCATGTCTATTAGTTCTTCTGTCGTGTGTGGACTTGGGATCTTTTGTTCATGGTTAGTGTTAGACCATTGAATTAGTTCGCTATCATCTTTGTATATGATTTGAGTTTTCCAAGGTTTGTCCTCGCTTTTGCGTTCGTGCAGTAGCATCTTGATTCCTTTTCTCCATTCCTCCAGGCGAATGAGTTTGCGTTGTTGATCTACTTTATCTTTATACTGCGTCATTGTGATACCTTCTCAAACACTTTATCTCTTTCTTGTTCTGTTGCATACCAACGACATTCAATATCTAAAGGATTGCTTTCTCTATCAAAATAATAGTAAATACCATAAGGCAAACCTTCGTTATCTTTCCAAACAGATTTAGGATAACCCATTTTTCGATAGTAAATATCAAGCTCTTCATCCCACCAATTTACTTTTAAGATATTACTCATTTGAAACCCCCTTAATTTGTGCAAAGTCATTACAATTAAAACAATAGCCATTCCGATTTGCGAAGTCTGTTATTGGACTGCCATTCTGATCGTGCGTAGCCACATTCAAAGACTTACATTCATGGCAATATGGTTTTTGGTTTTTGCAATACATTTCTTTGTGAAAGTATTTTGCGTTCCCATAGTCCTGTTGTGCGTATGCGACTATGCTATCAAGCATACATTCGATTTTTATTTTGTTATTTAATAGATCAAGTAGCAAATGTATTTCTGCTTCGCTATCAAATTTTTCTACCCAAGATTTAAGATCCTCAATGCTAATCATTTGTTTTCCTCCTGATATTCTTTTAAATCTTTTGCGTGTAAATCCTCAACATACATATATAAATGTCTAGGCTCGCAACTATCCCACTTATTATTTGTGTATAAAATTAAATATGCTTCTTGATGTGACGACCATTCAATTTGTGTTTTGCTATGTTCAAACCAATAACTGTCATGAACTTGATGATCGTTAAAATCAGCAACTATTTGGTCAACTATTTTTTTCTTTTTATTTTTGTTCATTTGCTTTATCCTTTAGAAAGACATGGTCATTTCTACTTCTAATTTCTGCGACCATTTTGTTGAAGTCATACTCTTGTTGTTCGTATGGTGGTTCAAATTCTCTATCGACTATCTCCCAATCCTGGACAACATAAACTCCGTTATCAATACCAAGTTGCTTTTCATATTGTTTGTAAGTGCCTACCCCAACAGAATATGTACCACCGAAATAATTTCCCATGATCTGCGATAGTCTTGCGATTGCATAGTCTGAAGCAGATTGACATCTAACCCCATATAATTTTGCGACATGGAGTAAAGGCTCGACTGTATCTCGACCTCCGTTCCAATGAAGATATAATGACATCCAATCTTTTTTTGGTGTGTTATCTTCTTTTATTGTTATTATTGCTTTATTACCCATTTTTAAGTCCTCCTATAAAATAATTAAAGCGATTATTACAAACACTAAAGCGATAGGCTTTAGCACATACCAATTAAATTTCTCTAACCCTTTCATGTTAGAAAAAAATTCTTTTAAGTCTTTCATTTTTCCCCCTTAATAAATTCTTTGAATTGACATATTGTCGTTAGTGTATTTTTCATTATCAAAATAATCGTAGTTATCTTGATCTGTAAAAGATAAATGGTCTAATAAATCATTTATGTTTTCAAAGTTTGACCAACCATCTCCTGTGCTTGGACTGTCGTATAAGCCTGTATTTTTATATATGGCATATAAAGTTAATCTAGTGTGAATTTCTACAATATCTCCATAATTCCATTTGCATAAGAATAATGGCTCATTTGTTGTTATAAATCCCTTTTCATTTACTAAACATTTTGTATTCATTTTTCCCCCTTTATTTGTTCAAGTTCTTCATCTTCATATAAACCCTCACAAGATACACAAACATTTAAGTTTGCTTGTTCTTGTATGGATCTTTCATCTTCTTTCTTGCCACATAATTGACAAGATATTTTTCCATTCTCCCATGTGGATTTTAGTATTTTCATTTCTCCCCCACTTGATTAAAATAATCCTCAATTTTAGATTTCAAAACAACGAAATCTTTTTGATACAATTTGAAATCTTGATCTGATTCATAACATTCTAAATTGTCGTTGATTTGATTTTTAATTGGATTATGTATTTTCTTGGCTTGAAAATACTCATGGTTTAAGTCTATTAGTTTGCTAACAATAGCAAGTTCTTTTGTTGATAAGTTCATTATTTAACCCCCATTTCTATACAAAACTCTATGAGTTTGCTTTCTAGTTTAAGCATGGTTTTATTATTAATGTCGTAATGGTTTAGTGCCTTGATAATATATCCGTGCATTACTTCTTTAATATCAGGCATATCTAACCATTCGTTAAATTCTAACTCCATGTCTTTTTTGATTTCTTGTAGTATCAACTTTTGATATTCTTGTTGATAGCGTTTTAGTTCAGATTTGTATAAGGATATATTTTGTTCTAGTTCATAAATCCTTTTTGCTGTTCTTGAATCTTCTGTTGATTCAGTAAATGTTGTGTTCATTTTTCCCCCTTAATTAAAAAAATATTTACCATTATTTTTATAAATGCTATCTGATATGGATTTATATTTAATAATGTCTTGTTCTTCACATATCCAACATAAAGAAAGTTTTATTAAATCATCTTTTGGATAATCTAATTGTTCTTGGATATATTCGATTATGGTTTTTTCACTATGCAAATGTTTATCTTTTAAATGCGTTGTAAAAATATCTTGTGGAAAGTTATTAAATGTAGCAATAACTTCTAACTGTATTAATTTTTCTGTATTCATATTAACTCCTTTTTGAAGTTATAATCGCCCTCATTCATGCTTTCAACCCATGTCCATTCTCCATTTATTTTATAAAGAATATCTTTAAAACATGAACTGCCGTGAACAACTAGAGCAATATCTCCACACCAACCTGGGCATTCAGGAGTATAGTTTTTTATTACTGCAACATTATCTAAATGGTTTATTGTGAAATCGCCATTTATTGTTCTTCCATAATGTAGGTTTAATGCTTTCGCAATATTTTCTAATTCTTTTGTATTCATATTCGTTCTCCTTTAAATTTGATACAAGATAATTATACCACTATTTTAGACACAAGTTCAACAAATAATAGACAGTATTTAATGATAAGCACAGATAAAACAAACACTCAATAAACACTCTTTTATTGTCTCGCCCACCCTCAAACACCCACGACCAAAAACTTTCAGACCATAAAATGTTTGGATTTTGCGACCTTTCGCATTTTTTTTTAATCAAAACAAGCACGAGAGTTAATCAAGATCCCAAACTTGCGACCTTTTGCGTTCTAAATAAAATTTGCGAGCCGTTGCGTTAAAAAAATGTGCGACCTTGTGCGTTTTTATAAGATTTTGCGACCTATTGCGTGCGATTTGAAATGTGCGACCTTTGGCGTAAATAAAGTGATTCAGATCAATAAACTCCAAGCATAAAAAAAGGGAGTTTTACAACTCCCTTTAGTGTATCTAAGTTTGGAGAACTTAACATCTATAGATATATAGATGAGCCAATGATACAGGTTGGCTTATTGAATTGCAACAGGTGGCCATGATCATAGATCAACACTCAATGATTTAATTTCTCTAGTGCCTTTTGGCAATAAGGCTCTCTTGATCAATACATTATCAACATAAAAGCGATATTCCCTGTCTCCATTCTCCAGGATCTTATGAGTAGTTCTATGATTTAAGAATAGATGAGAGTTAGAGCCACTCGTTCCGATCCTGACTTCTACTTCTCCTCTTTCTCTTACTCCATAAGATTTATTTGATTTGTAAATACAAGCCGTTATTTTATTCCATATTGGATATGATTGTGCCATCGTTTAGTTCTCCTAGATCTGATTTTCAGATCAAAAAATGGGGGATTACTCCCCCTGTTAATATTATCCTGGAAACTTTTTATCAAGTTCCCAAAGGTTTAAAACTTTTACGG